ATTGAATCATCCACATCGCCACCTGTCAAATGTCCACAACCTGAAAATGCGCTGCACAAACTTGTTCCATACCAGAAAGGATAGCCGCCCCCACCAGGACGATCTAATCCTGCCTCCGTCAATCTAACCAAGTCTCCGACCTTGGGACAGGCTTTCGGATCTCCCATCGCTTCGGCGAATGTGTCGAACGGTATGAACATTTCACATTCCGCCTGAGTTTGCAACCCAAATTTTGAAAGACTTAATGAATCATTATTGACTTTCGCTACAATTGTCATGGGGATTGGGGCGGAAAACTGTGCGGCTAAATCCTCTCCATACAAGTAGTCGTGACGTTCTTTCTTATATTTGTAAACATAGTAATGCACGTTCACTCCGTAGAGTGAATTCAGTTCTTTCACCCATTTGTTGATAACACCAGTGTAGGAAATATTGGTGTTCTTGTTCAGGAACCGAAGTGATTTTCCATTACATCTCATAGTTAATTATTACCCGACAAAGAACATGGGCTGGCTTTCGACAAAGCCTTTTCCTGTCCAGAGTTGTTCTTCCAATTCCTTTTTTTCTTGCAATCCTTGTGATAACAGGCTTTCTCCAGTGATAGTAGCTCCACCCAGCAATTGGAATTGGTACTTGGACCGCAGTCGTCCAATGGCGATAGAGGTCAATGCCACCGCATAAGAGTACACCCAGTATTCTTTAATTAAATCTTTAATTGGTTTTTCGACATAGCAGGAAATCAAACCCAGATAGTTCTGATTCGGTATAGGCTCCGGAAGAATTCTAAGGTATTGGGAACTTGGGTCGAACCGGAAGTGGATTTTTTGGGCTAGTACCTTTTCGCGTTCCTCTAGCCAGTATTTTACGCAGTTCCATGTAACGAGATCAAACCCGTATGAACCAAGCAGATAGGAGAAGTACGTTTGCTGTGCCATGGCTTGTTCGAGCGTAAACAGGGTATTTACTCCAGATGATTGTCCGGGTTCCACTGAAAAACAGTTCAAGACTCTACGATAATTCTGCAAGTCGTAGTCCATGATTGGCTCTGCGTTTTCTAGGTTTTTATTGGAGGTTTCAAGGGTCATGGAGAACAGCTTATCGAGTCTGATGCCAACGCCTCTTTGATAAAGGGATGTGCTGAACACAAGAAACTCTTCCGTGTACCCTGCCGTTTTTGAGTATAATTCGATTGCTTGGTCGATGAACGATGCAATGTTTTCGTCGCATATGTCCGCTTCCACCATTGGGAAACCGAAAATTTTCTTTATGCGTTCGATCAAATCTGAATAAGCAGAAATTCTGGAATTCAGATAGGTGGAACCAAATTCAGAACCAAAATCCAAAGTGGGTTTTCCAATTGAAATTATCGTGTTTACAGTTGGTTCTATGAAATCTGTTTCCCCTTCAAGGGGTTTGGCTCTTTCCGCAATTCCCGTTGACAAATCGTATATGGAAGAATAGTCAAATAATGGAATGCCGTAGTTTAAATTTGCTATTGAAACTAGAAGAATTTTGGGATATCCGCGAATTCCGGTAAGAGGCACCATATCTGTGGCCACGGTAGTGTTCGTGAAAGTCATTGTGATAATGTCGGAATCGTTTTGCGGAATTTCGTAGATCGGAATTGAATAGTTAACCCCATTCATTTTAAATGCTATTCCAAGCAAGGCTCCATCGGGGGTTTGAAAAGGGGATACATCTTCGTCTGTGTACAAAGTCGGGTTGTCAAGCTTCAACCCCATTGTCGGCTGAAGAAGCGAAACGCTGTTGACGGCAGACCGCAAGACAGGTATTCCTATAGTCTTGTTGTTTAGTTTTGCAGTCATATAGGCAAGAGAGCCTGTGTTGTCTTCGATTATTACTGGGTTGTCTATAGAAATTGGGCGTGCCATGGCAATGTCCTCTCTGATATTTAGCGATGTGAAACCTAAATAATAGAGAGGAATATCATGGTAGGAGTATATCAAGCATATAAACATTTATTGGACGAGATGGCGGTGCCTCGTTATTATGACGTTGGCGGACTTTCCCCTCCAATGGGTCGGGATGCTATATCTGGAAAAGGGGATATAACTGGGACCGAAATTCTCAGACAAGCGGCAATACTCATATACAAACCTAATGGATTAAAAACAAAAATTCCAAAAAACCATGCGTTAAACGTAGAGCACAAAGATGACATCATTGTCGACAAATCATTTTTTGCCATCCCGTCTCAAATTAAAGAGTTAATCAAAAATTCCGATGCAACTCTTGACACTGATGCGATTGATTCTGCGATCGCCAAGGAAGATCCCCCGTATCCTATTCTTAGCTGGGTTAAAGAATTTTTGACAAATAATAACCCGAATCTTTATGTCACAGGAACAAACCCGTTTTGGATTGAACGAGTTCCAGTAAGCGAATTCTATAAAAGCGATCCGGTCCTTGTTATAAATCCTCGTGTGTTTTACGATATGGTCATGTATCTAAATGCAAAAACGAAGGGTTTGATTGTGCTTGATCCATATAATGAAAACGATGAAGGAAAAGTGTCTAAAGACGGATTGTTCGGTGTGCCTGACGAATTGAAATCTTTATTTGGTAAATTAGACGCAAATTTGAAAAAGACAAAACCTCTGAATTCGCAAGACAACACCGCAGATGACGTCGGCTCAGTCGAAAGCAACTCCGACGAGTTTGCTAAAAAGGATTACGGCAATAAAGATTATGTACGCAATATACAGGCGATTATTGAAGAAAAGGTTCTTTCGTCTAAAAATTTGAAAAAATTGTTGATTAAACCGGAATATTTCGAAGATAACCCAGAAAACGTTTCCATTTTCAATCAAGTAAATACATCAATCGAACTAGAAGAGTTTTTGGATAAACTTAAGCGAGATAGTTCAAATAATTCAGTATCGATTTCAGATTTATTGACTGATTTTGGTAATCGTGTATTGACAATATTTCGAACTAATACAGGGGCGGCGGTTCGTGGAAAAACGTCTCCAATAACAAAATACACAAAACGGTTGGCATCTGCCCGAATAAAAGACTTGATCGCAGAAAAGTCAAAAATCATGTCCAGTTTTAAAGAAGACGACAGCACTGATCAAGTGGCGTTTTTGTACGACTTGTTGTGCGACATTTATGATAAAACAAAAGCCATAAATCTTTTGGGATCCACAAAAGAAGCGTTAAACATGGATTATTATTCTGCTTCAAAACTACGCAGCGGAGATCCAAACATTCGTTACGATTTCTCTTCCGCCCCCATTTTGCCGTCTAGTTTGGTTGCACAGGACGATCCTAGGGTTCAACGATATGGCAAAACCGAAAAAAGCGAAGGCAATGTCGCTCTTAAGAGTAATTTTAAAATTGGTTCAAAATATCAAAACAGTGGATTTAGGAGCACAGTCGTCGGGGTAAGTTTTCTTTCCGACGTTAAAACTGGAAAGAATTTCAATGTTTATAAAAGCAAGTTGATATCAGACCAATTCACAGAAGAAAAAGACGCCCTTGACGTGTGTGTACTTCATATAAATCTTGGATCGGAAAACAAAGAATTAAAGACTCTTAAGAAACAAGTTGTTGACGCGGCAAACGGGGTAGACGGTGCCACCATATATACTTTTGCCGACGCGATTGACAAATATCTCAATGCCATCCTTGAATATGTCGAAAACTCCAAAAAGTTTGATGTGGACATCGCTGAAGTCGATGGGATGTTTTCAGTCGATGCAAAGTACGACAAATCCATGATAGCTCCGTATTTTTATAACAGAGTGGCGATCTACACAAAACGTAGACGAATTAATAAGAATCCAGATGAGTTGAAGACTAATTGCGGCTTGATATATAATCAAATTCTAGACCAGAAAAATTATCTAGTTGACAACAACATTGACATTGGAATAGGTGCGGTTGTGTTTTCAAACTCCGCCCCTAAAACGATGAGTTTCGAGGATGCTTGGAAAAAAACGGAGAACTTTATTGCCGACATCGAAAACGGGGCTTTCGAAATGGATGATGGCGGGATGAAGTTTTACGATATTTGGCAGAATAAACAGTTTGGCATCGAAGTCGCCTATCTTGTTACCATAATTTATTGGATTCTGACCAATAGGAAGAAAAAGCCGCGTGTTCCATGGCGAGAGGTTGAAAAAACAGAATCGGTACGAGAGAATTTTTCTTACGTTGTTGATGTTAATGACTTTGAATGGTAATAGTCCATGCATTTTTTTCAAAAAAACGATAAATAAAAATGAAAGGTGCGTTTAAAAACGTGAACAGTCACGTTGAACCACATTTAACGCGAAAACACCTATGAACAATCTACGAAGTTTAATACCAGATACACAAAACGACGCGCTCGAATATATTTACGAGCAGGAAAACAAGGATAAGCCTGTATCCCATTATCTTCATGGTCCTTTCATGATGGCAGAACAACCCAACAAAAATCATCGCGTGTATAAAATCGACGAGATGGTTAGAGAAGTTGAAAGATATAATAAGGACTATGTTACTGCCAACCGAGCTTTGGGCGAACTAAATCACCCTTCTAATTCCGCATCTGTTGACTTGGAACGCGCCGCTCACATGGTTGTAAAACTCGAACAGAAGGGCAATCTATTTTACGGGAAAACCAAGATTTTGTCAACGCCTACCGGCACCATAGTCAAACAGCTTCTTTCCGATGGTGTACGTGTGGGCATTTCAACTCGGGCGCTTGGCAAACTTGTCAAACAAGGGCAGAACGATTTAGTCGAAGACCTTTATCTGATTTGTCTTGATCTTGTTCACGAGCCTTCGGCCCCCGCAATGCTGGAATCTATTTTGGAGAATAAGCAGTACTTGATTGCGGAAGGTGGAAAGATCGTTGAAGTCGCAATAGGGAACCTTCATCGGAGAGTTGATTCTGTTCCAAAAGGAGAGTTGAACTACTATCTTGAGGAGTGTTTCAAGAAATTTTTCTCTGATTTGAAGAAACGTTAACATAAATTGTCGCTGTTTAACGCGAATTGGATAAATATTCACGTGACAGTCAACGAAACTGGAGTAGATATGGCAAAAAAGAAAAAACAGAAAAATGTAATCACCGAAGAATCGGTATACATTCACGATTTTATCAAACACATATATAACGATGACTATGCGAACGCCATGGAAAGCCTTCGTTCAGTTGTTGTTGAAAAAATGAAAGCCCGAATTCGGGACTGCGAACGCGCCGAGGAGAAAAAATAATGAAATTTGACGATATGCTTAAAGAGTTGGGTGAGGATATCTTCACCGAGGAACTAAGAACCAAAATTACCGAAATGTACGACGCGGCAGTTTCGGATGGCGTAAAACAGAAAGTTTCGCTTGTAGTAGACGCGGAGCTTGAAAAAATTGACGAAGAGCACGCAAAGCAGCTAGAAGACCTTCTTGAATCAATCGATCAAAAACACTTGGAACAGATGGAAAGCCTTGTAGAGTCCATCGACCAGAACTATACGCAGAAGCTCGTCACCCTTGCCGAGGCGTATGAAAGAGAACTTAAGGACGGTGCTAATACTCTTCGCGAGTCACTTGCGAGAAATATTTCTAATTATCTCGATATTTATCTTGATAAGGCATTCCCTGCCGAGACTGTTAAGGAGGCAGTTGAGAATACTAAAGCGGCTCGTATGGTGTCAAAGATCATGGACGTGGTTGGCATCGATCCTGAATACATGAGCGAAAGCGTAAAGGATGCCATTACGAAATCTAAGATTTCCGTTGATGTCCTAACCAAGCAGTTGAACGATGTTACCAAGAAGAACGAACTTCTTTCCGAAGAGATTAAGAAGTTGAAGACATCTCTTGTTCTGGAACAGAAGATTCAAGGATTCAATCAGACCAAACGCGACTATATCAAACGCAGATTACAGAACAAGTCACTTGAAGAGATTGAAGAAAACTACAAATTTGTGCTGGAAATGTATGAACGAGATGAATTGGATAAGCGAGACGTGGCCAGGTCGCGAACTGAGACACAGACGTTTTCCAAGAAAATCGACGTTCCTTCCAGAACGATAACAGAAAAAGTTGAAGATCGAAAGGCTTCGCCATATGACGAAGTCGCCGTCGCTCTTGATGCTCTAAACGAACTCGCCTAGGCTTATTAGCTCGTCAATCCGACGGGCGGCTAATGGCAAAATTCGTGGCAAAAAGGATTAATAAACAATGAGTTCAGAACTTATCACAAAGGACGTCGCCAAGGCTCTAATCAGCAAATGGAAGCGCGTTCTTGATTTCACAAATGATCAGGTCAAGCCCATTACGGAATCCCACAGGCGTCTAAGCACGGCAATGCTCCTTGAAAACCAGTCCCGCTGGATCAACGAGACCGTGGCAGGCGGAAGTGGCTCTGTTTTTGGCACCGCCGCTGGCGCTGGCGCAACCTATAACAATGGGTTCTCCGGCGACACCTACGCCCCACAGGATGCTCGTCTTCCCAAGATTCTCATCCCTATGATTCGGCGTACTTTCCCCGAGTTGATCACCAACGAAGTGGTTGGTGTTCAGCCCATGTCTGGCCCTGTCGGTCTGGCTTTCGCCCTCCGGTATGTCTACGACGCCAATCCTCTTAATCAGCTTGGCACATCTCCTCAGCAGCGAGATGGGTTCCCATCCGCTTCTCCCGAGGCTTGGTGGAACAAGGCTGATGGCAAGGAAGCGGGCTACAATAACATGTATGCCGACTATACCGGTGTTTCGACCAATCAGTTTGACTGGGCGACAATCTCCGCAAATGCTTCCGGCTCTCAGATCTCCTCGCTCCCTGCATCGGCCCTAAACGTTGTTGGGAACATCATCAACGATCAGGATAAAGGCATCGCACGCCTCATGTCCCAGTTCGAGATGACCGGTCGCATTCCTCAGATGTCCATCAAACTTGAGAAGACCGTAGTTGAAGCCGGTACACGCCGGATCGCAGCTTCTTGGTCCACCGAGCTTGAGCAGGATCTCAAGGCGATGAACGGCATTGACATCGATAACGAAATGGTTAACTCCCTTTCTTACGAGGTCCAGGCAGAAATCGACCGCGAAATGCTCACCCGCATGATGAAGATCTGCCTCGAAGCAGGTTTCGCATCTCCCGCTAAGGGCAAGGGCTTCTCCTTCTGGAATGCTGCCACATCCGACGCTCGCTGGATTGGGGAACGCGCCCGCGATCTCTATGCCCGCATCATCGTCGAGTCTAACCGCATCGCCATCTACAACCGTCGTGGTCCTGCAAACTTCATCATCGCCACTCCTCGTGTTTGTTCGCTGTTGGAGATGCTTCCCGACCTCAAGTACAATCCCGTTGGCAGTTCTGTCAACACCCAGCCCACCGGCATTGCCAAGGTTGGTACCATCGGCGGACGCTTCAACGTCTACCGCGATACCCGTACCGAAGCGCAGTACGACATGGGCGATCGCGAAGAGGCCGTTGAATACGCTCTACTCGGTTACAAGGGTGCTGACTTCTATGACACCGGTATCGTGTTCTGCCCCTACATCCCAGTGATGATTCAGCGCACCATCGGTCCTAATGACTTCGCACCTCGCGTTGGCATGATGACCCGTTACGGCGTTGTCGATCACATCTTCGGTTCCGACCTGTTCTACCACCTCATCGTGGTCACTGGTCTCTCCACCGAAGTTTCCAACCCCTATGTTGGACAGCGTGTCATTCTCTAAGCGATTAGAGTGACTTGACTCCGAACCCCGCTTCGAAAGAGGCGGGGTTTTTGTTGTTGACGCACCTGTTGAAAACATGATAATATAACCGCATGACAGAGATTCCAACGCAGATGGTTGAGGAGTATTTCAGAACTTACGCGGGGTACGCAAAGAGGCAGTCGAACGGCACTTGGTCGGGAGGTTGCCCGTCTTGTCGCGAAGGCAATAGCTGGGGTAGAAAAAGACGGTTATTCTACGATTCCACCGGATCCAAGGGGAATACGATTTACTGTTTTAACTGTTGCAGACATTGGGCTCCTGTGAAATGGATGATGGATTTTTCTGGAAAGTCGTTTAAGCAAATCATGGATGAATCGAAAACATATGATTTTGCGTCTAGAAACCTATTCATCGATAAACAAGAAAAGCCACATAAAGAAATTCCTGTATTGCCATATAATAGCATTAACCTAGGAAATGAGGCTGAATTACAATATTATAGAAACAACCCAATGGTACAACTGGCGCTAGACACCATTAAAAAGAGAAGATTGGACACTGCTAGAAACAAGGTAACATACTATTTATCGTTAACAGATAGAGTCCACAAGAATCGACTTGTTATACCATTCAAAGGAGTTGATGGTAAAATAGCGTTCTATCAATCGAGAACGTTGCTCAACACAGGAAAACACATTCCAAAATATCTTTCCAAGATGGATTCCCCGAAAACATTGTTCGGAATAGACAAAATCGATCTTTCTATCCCATACATGGTTATTACAGAAGGCCCGATTGACGCCTGTTTCATTCCAAACGGGGTTGCCGTAACAGGTCTAAATATTACTGAGTTGCAACGGCAGCAAATGGACGCTTTCTTCACCCTTAAGAAAATCTGGGTTCTCGACAACGATTTTCGAGATAACAAGGATGTCTTGGCTCAATATCATAAACTCATATCCGATGGAGAAACCGTGTTCATTTGGCCGTTGACATGTTTCAAATACAAGGATGTCAATGAACTATGCGTTGACACAGAAGCAGATGAAATTCCTATTGACTTAATCGTGAAAAATTCGTATAGTGGCGAACAAGCAGAAAACGAATTGAAGAAACAACTGGAGATCACAAAATGAAAATAGAAGCTGATTGCTACATGCCGGAAATGCTGTCGTTGGATTATTTAAAGACGGTTTTGCCAGAAGGCGGGCTGAACCCTCTCGGCATTATTGCCACATTCGACGGGAACTCGTCTAAATTCAATTTTCGCGACACGATAAACATTATTGGAATACTTCCTAGAACGAGTCGATATGCAGGTTCATTGTTCAAACAGCTAGTTTTGTCAACAGTCGCCTACTCGCTATTTGAGATCACTGGAGACGCAATGTCATTTGTGATTGATGGAAACATAATCACGTGCCGTGGGTCAAACTCGGATGAAACGTCCTGCATTGGAATTTCAGAAAGCAAAATCGAAAAAGACAATTACATGTTCTATATTGGAACAGATGCCAGTAAAATCATTGGCTTGACTACAAAAACGCGAGAAGGAATCCATACAAAGATCAACTCATTGTTCTACAAGATCATACAGCAGACCTACACGGATTGCAATGAGTGCGCGGAGGTGAAATGAAAACGACTATTTCCATCGCCCTAGATGGGATCAATTTCGATTTTGACATTGAAGTCGAACATGTTGACGCTGAGGATCTAGCAGCTAAGCAAGAAATGATAGGAAAAAAGGTTGTCGAATATTCCATGGAAAACATGAGGATTCCATGTCCTGTAAAACCGTTGGCTAACATTCTTGCCAAGGCGAACCGGAAGAAAATAGACAGTAGTGAATATGAAGAAATAAAAGACAAATTGATAGTAGAAATACAAAACGGGAGTGTTGATTTTTTGATAAGTGACATCATTTGCGTTCTGATGTTTGTAAAACCCCATGTGACTAAAAATTTGCTACATGATTATAATGTTTTGAAGTACCATCTTCTGGAATATAACGGTTTTGTGAAAGAGAACGAACTATGACAATTTCTTCTGTGATCTATGACATGTGCAATAAGAAGACGGCTAGGTTGACCGATGATATACATTGGAACGACATTGAACTCAAGCCATACATTCTACAACGCTGGATGTCAATGTCCAGCCCAAGGAACGCAGTATTAGTCAACATAACGTCCAACGCAGGGCTCGTACAGGATGAGGATGCCGACAAACTTCTATATTACCTGTATTCAGCCTGCGCATTTCCAATCCGAGGAAAGTTTAAATACATCAAGAAGACGACGCTCAACAAGACTTCGACAAAGAATGAAAGCGATAGAGATCCTTATGTTGATGGTCATGTTTTGAGCAAACGGGAAAAAATGGAATATGACGATCTATTGGACGTGCTAAACAATGAACTACCTAGCCACTAAAGATGGCTGTGGGCTCGCTTCAAGAGAATAAATAGTGATAGGAGAACATACCATGATTTATCTTTATGTTATTTGCGGAATTTTATTTGCTGTAGGTCTTGTCGCATTGATTGTTTATCTATTGAAAAAGGATAGCAAACCCAAGGATAAACTTGACCAAGTTGAATTTTCTTCATTGAACTGGACATGCGGGGGCATTAACGGAAGCAATGCGAAACTATCCAAGGTGAAGATTCGAGATCTTAACGTCTTGGCCCCACATAGCATGTCATTCACGTGGGAGGTGGGCATGGATGTTTGGAAATATCCGAAAACAACTCCAGCAGGGATAGCTTGTCTATTCTGCAAGATTAATGGGCGTTGGGTCGGAGGAAAATTTGAATGGATATCCACTAGTAGATTCACTCGTGATTTCACTAATATCAAGAGTCGTTATGCGGGTTGGCAGCCTTTTTATTTGTCAACAAATGAATTCGCGTTTGTCATACTCGACAAGGACGGAAAGAATCGAAGTAATGTCATCTACTACAGAGCTTAGTTCAAAACTAGTTCTTTTCTTGGAAAATGCCGGAAAGTTCATTTCGAAGATAAAGTTTTGGGTTGAATTTATTGGTTTCGTGCTTGCAGGCGCGTTTTTGGGCGGTGCTTTATACTTGATGTTTTCTGCTGAATCGCTATAACGGATTGTCTGGTTGCATTGGAGATCCGTCATCCACGAATGGAACATCCATGTCAAACGCACGGATGAATTCATCGATTGCCGTGGAATGAAAATCAAAGTGTTTTAAAAAGTCGATTTCCGATAAAATGAAAACCTTTTCTCCAGCGTTCTTTTTGTCAATAGCAAGCTGAAGTTTCTTCCCGATTCCTCCTCCGGACCATCTTCCAACGCCTTCACATACGACAAGTACATCGAACTTTGCGTCTGAACATTTAAACCCAAGTTCTTTCAATGTTCGTTTGCATTCATCTCTGGATATCCCAAATTCGGGTTCTCCAGTGAATCCGAATTTGACGGCAGTTTTCAATTCGTTTGCGATTTCCCAGTAGTTATCAATAATTCTGTCTTCTGTTTTCATGTCGATATGATAACATAAACAATGTGAGTAAGTCAACAAAAATATGTTTTGATTGATATTGCTGATTTCTAAGCTAAATATTAACAGAGGATTTTCTCATGAAAACTAATGTGCAACCCGATGAATTTGATCTACTTGATTTGTGTGTTGAAGTATCCAGATCCACAAATATACCAGTACTTGGATTTGATACTACTTATGACCTGTCCACTCTTGTAAAAGAAGATAACGGGGTGAATTTTGGTGGTATTGGAGGCAATATAGGAGGTGGCAAGACGAAGAAGCAAAAGACGGATGATGATGATGATGAATTTTCTTTTCCGTTCAAGCCTGAAAATGATTCTGAAGACGAAGAAGATGATGAGTCCGAAGAAGGGACTGACAACGCCGACGATTCAGATGAAGAGGAAAAAACCGAGCAAGAAGTCGAAATTTCTGGAGCTGACGAAACCTCAGATGACAATTTTGGAGAGGTGGATAAAAATGCTCATGTCAGTACAGAAGAAAGTGGCGACAATCCAGAATCGGGGTCCGACTATTCGTCTATTACGAATTTCGGCGTATCGCTTCTCATTCTTGCTCAGAAGGCCCATCTGTGGCATCTGAACGCGGACACAAGCTTCGCCCACGAGCTTATGGGGGAAGTTTACACCTATATGGAGAAGGCAGCGGATTCGCTGTTGGAGGCAATTATGTCCGATACCGGTTCTGCAATCAACCCAACCAATGACGATTTCGATTTGAGCGGGGTTGAATATGACCGGGACAATGTGGTGTCGTTCCTTGAAGGGATTGTTCAGCAGGCAGAAGCACTGATCGAATCTAATGAAGATAATTCCGCCATTGCGAATATTCTTTCTGAATTGGTTGAACAATTTAAGACTTACATCTACAAGCTTAAAAGATTAGAGGGTTGACAATGTACGATTCACCTGCGTTCATTGATATCATGGGGAAACTTGGGCGGATAGCCGAAGACACGGATCGTAAAATCTCCTCGTTTTACGAAGATTACACTAAAAACGAAAATTTGATGCGGTTGTTGAATCGATCAATTGATCCTTTGATTTCGTTGTCTAGGGTGTATTCTCGTCGTATCCCGGATACTCCGTTTATTGATGTCATTGGACGCTGGAATTCTTCAGTTGCGGAAGCTCGAAATAAAGAAACGAATTACTCTAAGCTCGCCACTGATAGTGGGGTAAAATTTGCAAAAGCACAACTGTCCAGCCTTCAAAAGGAGCGTAAGTTCCGCGACATGGATAGAATGCGCATGATAATGCAACGTCTTGGCATAGATCCGGAAAATGACCCATCTCTGAAAAAGGTAATGATGCAAACGGAACTCGGGGCATTAAAACGTGAAAAGGCATCACAATTAGAACAAAAGAAAAGACTTGAAACAGAAATTCAGCTAATTTCAATACAGATTAGCGATATTATTGACAAAATGGGAGATTACGCGAGGGCGGCGGATGATGCTGGAGAATTACTTGACGACGATGAAACGGCTTTAGAAGTATTAAACCAGCGAAAAAAGAGAATTGGTCGTCAACTTAGTCGAACATCAATTTCTCCCGAAGATTATTCTAGATTGGAAGCCGAATATCTTGATGTCATGGGAAACATTAGAGAAAAGAAAAAAGCAATTCGGAATCTGAAGAAAGTCATTGACTATAATGCAGGGCAAATAGGAAGAGATCAAGAAATAAGAAGTACACAAGAAGGTGTTAAAAATAGAAAGAAAGATGCTGTTAATTCCATACAAACTCGGATAAAAGAAATTGACGATAGGATTGCAGAGATACAAAAAAGTCTCGGGGATGATTCGGAAATAGATATTGGAACTGTCTTAAATCCAATTCTCGGCAGACAACAAGAATCTTTGTCTTTTGAGGACTATGCCTATTTGATGACAGAAGGGTTCTTTGGGGGATCGTCATCTCGGGCAAGATCGAATTCAGCATGGATAAAAGAACCAAATCTTAGAAAAATTGTATTAGACTTTCTACATAGACTGGACGAGGAATTACCGGTTGAAGATTTTAGTATCGAGAAAAGTTTTCTGAGCCGTGTGGGGTCGAAATTTACGACTCCTCTGGAAAAACGAAAACTAAATACAAACGAGATAATCTTCCTCAAAAAATTAAAGAGATCGGTACAGGACTCCATTCGAATAGTGAATTCGATTTAAAGGGAAATTAAGATGAAACGCGTAATATTGGAATCAATAGTCAATTTAATCAAAGAGTCGTTCAAGGGCAAAAGTGGAGTTGGCACTGGGACTGGAAAATATTATACGAAACAAGATGTCGGGGATATTCTAGTTGATGGTGAAAAGGCGACTAAAAACGCACTGAATGCATTGGAATATTTCAACAACTGGTATTTTTCTTCAGAGAATTCGGTTGACGAAGATGAGAAAAAGAATTCTGATTTTGCCATGTTTCCAAAACGTGATGAAAACGACAAGATTGTTGCGCCGTTTGTAACGTCTAAAATTGAAAACGCTCCCGAAAAGTTTAACAGCGTAACTCGTCAATATAAATTTGAAAACCCAAAAAATGGACTTAATCTGGTTGTGTATCTAACACATTTTTTCCGGGTTATTCCGATGAGTACGTTCAATGCCAAGCAATTTACATATAGAGGAATGGAGGGAGATGATAAAGCACGACATGGCGAAGCTCTTCGACTTGCTATCTCCAACATCGATAAAAACGAACAGACAATTCGAGCGATGATTAATTGGAACGTGTTGAACAGGACTTCGGAAACCAACAGAACTTTCGAAGCCCCCGACGGAATTCTTCCAGAATTCTATAAACGCCCGGCCAACTTTCCTCTTAAAGATAAAAGATTTTTTACAAAAGACGGAATGGATAGAATAAATTCCAAAATCAAAGCTGCAATATACAAATCAAAAATCCAAGTGGATTTGTCTAATGGTACAATGTTCGACATTAAAAAAAGATCGCCTGAATTTTATATGTGGTGCAAATCAAAAAATCCTGATGTATATAAATTACTTACTCAATTGGGTAATTATCAAGCACAATCCGACGAGCAGAAAGAACACTCCGATTTGTATTGGAATTTTATACTAATTGGAAAAGGACAAAGACTATCTAACGATTTGCTTTCCCAGCGTGATGAGGCGTACCAAAACCCACCAAAAATTGCGTACGATACTTTGCAAGTTGATGTTTTGTTTTCGACCCCAAAATTGTCAGAAGACATAAAAAACAAAATAGAAACTGATGAAAACGCTGTTGTGACAAGTTTTATTCGTCCAAATTTCGTAGTTCCCGATTTGAAACCGATTGATAGACCTGCTCAAATACCTGAAGGGGGTCCGTATCACATTCATTATCAGTGCAAGGATATTTTATTGAATGACGTCTCTTTCACAAGAATGTCTGACACAATTGCTTTATCGTTTGATCAGATTTTCGGGGATTTGGTTAAAAGCATGGAAGTAAAATCAACCTGGTATAAGAAACCTGCTTTGAAAAAGTCCAAGTCAAAAAAATCGACCAGTCCTGAATACGAAGTATTTTTAAAACAGATACCGTACATTGATAAAAAAGTGCCAGGGTCGGATGTCGCAGAACAAACGACAGAACGTTCGTGCTACGATGTCTTGAAAGAAATTAATGAATATTATCAAGATCAGATTAAAAAGCGACTGCTAGTCCGTGGAACAGAACTAAAGGATGGTGAGGATGAGGCACCTGTCATCGAAAAAAACGTAAGGTTGGAAGAAAATGCAGTAAACGAGTTGTATACTAGAATTTCCAAATGGTTAGAAGTCTACACGCGCTCTTTAATCACGTCTTATGAAAAATTCATAGATGATATTGTTGTGAACAGTGTTCCATACAAAAATGAAGAAAAAAAACTTATAGAATCTGGGTTAGAAAAAGATAGCGATGAATTAAAAAAGAAACTTGAAGAGTTTAAAATTAAGCCTACCGCAGATTTGCGACAAAATCTTTATCCATTTGAATCTTTTGAACCCACAAAATCTGAGGGATTGAATTTTAAAAGATCTCGTATTAACATGGTGAGGTGGCTTCGCAATGCATATTTGCATAGTAAAGACGCTGAAAATGTCGATTTGCCGTTTGTTAAAATATCAGAATCTAGAGGTAGAAGCATACTCAAAAAACTTTCAAAGGGGATTAACACCTTTATGGCAGACGAAATGGACGTCAAAAAGGAAGCTGCAAAGGTAAAAACGGAGACAATCGCCAACACGTATTCCGACTCGTTGTTGTCAGATTTAATAACAAATCAATATGTGGTGCCAAAACAGATTGATCCTAGATATCATTCTCTACTGTCTCCGAGATGGATTTTACATAGTCCGGTGTACGCAGCCAATGGACCTGACAGGATAGAAATTCCGGGATCGTCTGGTAAAAACACCCCATTGATTTTCGCCAATCATCTTGTTGGGAAAAATCAAATCATGGTGTTTAAAAAGACTGTTCCAGAAACGTATGAGGGTGATTATGACGATGATTTGATACTGGGAAATGATAACGAGTTGTTGACTGAATTGTATTCTGGCATGTTTAATAACGCCAAGAAAGATCAGACTGATGTCGGAATAGAGAGAATTTCAAAAAAAAGTAAAGCAATATTCGATGATTACGACTCGAATACATCGTCGGAATCAACTGGTACAACCAAAAAGTCGGTGGCGTCTCGTGACATTAGAAAAGCATTGATGTATAGGCTTAAGTCCCGTACGTCCTACATTATGCGCAAGGCAATTTGCGGTCAAGTTAAGTTTGTTGAAAAACGTGAAATTCAAGAAATAGATTCGGACGGAAATCCAGCAACAACGATTTATCTTGCCATCGCTTTAACAAAAAACGAGACTACGTCAACTATAAATCCTAAAACAAAAGAATCTATGATCCCAATTGACGCCGTGACATATGATTTGGAAAAGGAAGGATTGGACATTGATGCTGAAACAATATCGGAATATGCGAAAGACCACGAGAACGATGGAGTAGACTATCAAAAACATGTTAGTTTCGCCACTAATGTCGATAATGCATCGATGATTAAGGCGACTAGTGTTCCTAGAACGTATTCTGTGTTCATGGATAGATCCCCAATATACCGGGCAGAAAACATTGAACGCGCTCTTATGGCGCATGCAATAAACGCTGGAAACCAAGCGTTTTGGAATAAACTGAAAAAACGGCTTGAGAGTCGGCCCGATCTTAAACCCACTTACAATGAGGTTTTTTATCAGCCATATGTCGGAATGGCTCAACGAGATGTAATTGATTATGATGCAGAAACGACGGTAAAAACGGAACCCCAACAGCAAAAATCGGATAGAGTCGGTTTGTATGACTATGAATATTCATTGGGAGTTGGAAAAAGAAGTGAAAACAATCCTAAGTTGCTTGACAATCCAAAACAAATTGGCGTAGCGGCAACTGACACACTGACTGTAGTTGGAATGCGTATATCCGCCAGATTTTAAAGAAAACGAAAGTAATCCAAAATGAATAATAATTTCTATAACTTCTTTTTAGAAGCAAAAAAACAAAAAGTTAAACAGTATCCCTCCACTAAGAGTACTTCGCGAAAAAAATACGAAACGGGAATTCCTCTTTCCGCTGGAACATATTCGTATTCCACAAAGTTGCAAGAAGAGTTCAAACGTGATATTGACATGTTGGTAAAAAAAATGGTGGGTGAAATAGCATCGTTTTCTAAAGTGAAATCGTTTAGCGGAAGCATTGGCATTTCCATCACCTCGTTGAAGGTTAAAGATGGTTCTGGAAGTTTTGATGTCGATATATTAATTCCTGTTGGATCCAGAGAAGAAATCATATTCAATTCCAAATTGGTTTCCAGTTTGATATCCGATGGGTGTATCGCAACTACAAGAGACAAAGCACCCACCAAT